GTGGCGTCTTGGGCCCACCAATTGGGGAACCACCGCTTGACTCACAGGACCGTCACCCAGGCCGACGCCGAGGCCGCCGTTCGCACCCTGATCGACTGGGCGGGCGATGACCCGGATCGCGAGGGTCTGGCCGAGACCCCAGGGCGAGTGGCCAAGGCCTATCGCGAAATGTTCGCCGGCTATGAGACCAATCCCCGCGACTATCTGGAGCGCACCTTCGAGGAGGTGGGCGGCTATGACGAGTTGGTGGTGCTACGCGACATCCGGGTGGTGAGCTTCTGCGAGCATCATATGTTGCCGGTGCTTGGCCGCGCCCATGTGGGCTACCTGCCCACCGACCGGGTGGTGGGGATCTCCAAGCTGGCTCGGGTGGTGCATGGCTTCGCCCGACGCCTGCAGATCCAGGAGAAGCTGACGGCCGAGATCGCCGACGCCATCGACCAGATCCTCAAGCCCAAGGGCGTCGGGGTGGTGATCGAGGCGGAGCACAGCTGCATGACCCTGCGCGGCGTCAACACCATCGGCGCGACCCTGATCACCAGTCACCTGACCGGGGTGGTCCGCGACGATCACCGCACGCGCCAGGAGTTTTTGCGGCTGACCCGCAGCCAGTAGGGAAGGCCCAGAAACGCAAAAGCCCGGCCGGAACCTGCGTTCCGGCCGGGCCACGCTCCTCGCCCAAGTCGGGGGGGCGAAACAGTGAGCGAGAAGACGTGGTGAAAACGCCGCCTCCGGCGGCTGGTTCCCCGGGGCGCGCAAATTTTTTTCGGGTGTGGCGTATTTTTCGTTTGACCGACCGGTCGAGATATGTTGCAATATGCAATGTGGAAATCTGTGTCGAGGCGAGACGCCTCCGCCGACCACCAAGCTTTCAAACGCCTTCGATCAAGGAGCGCCGCGGATGGCCACGCCAACGGCGACGCCGCCTATCGCCGCGGCCAAGGGCGACGACAACGGCGCCGCAGCCGCTCCCAACGCCGCCCCCGATCTCGCCCGCCTGAAGCGCTACTTCACCGAGTCCGAACAGCTCACTCAGGAGGCGCGGAAGAACAGTCTGGCGGCGCTGGACTATTACGACAGCGATCAGTTCACCCGCGAGGAGCTGGTGAAGCTGAACGAGCGCGGCCAGCCGGCCATTGTGATCAACCGGATCAAACCCGCCATCAATGGCATCATCGGCGTGACAGAGCGCGGGCGGTCCGATCCGCGCGCCCTGCCGCGCAACCCGGGCAACGAGGACCAGGCCGACGCGGCGACCGACGTCCTGCGGTACATCGCCGACTTCAACCGCTTCAAGCGCGTCAAGCAGGACTGCTTTCGCGACATGCTGGTGCCGGGCTCCATGGCGGCTCTGGTGGGGGTGGATAGCGACCTTCAGGTGACCATCACCCAGATCCGCTGGGAGGAGTTCTTCTACGACGCCCGCGCCCGCCGTCCGGACTTCAAGGACGCGCGGTATCTGGGCATCGCCAAGTGGATGTACGCCGACGATGCGACGGCGCTCTATCCCGACAAGGGCCGCGAGATCGAGCTGACCATCGAGAACGGGGCCGGCGGGGGGATTATCCCCGATCAGTCGTTCCAGGACCGCCCGCTCAATGGCCCTGGCACCGGCGGGGCCTGGATCGACCCGAAGATGCGCCGGCTCCTGGTGATCGAGATGTATTACCAGGATGGCGGCTGGAAGCGGTGCGTGTTCACCGGCGCCGATGTGCTGGAGGCCGGGCCCTCGCCCTATCTCGATCACAAGGGCCGGCCGGATTGCCCCATCGAGGCGATGAGCGCCTACGTCAAGCGCGACAACGCCCGCTATGGCGCGGTGTGGGACATGATCGGCCCGCAGGACGAGATCAACAAGCGGCGCTCCAAGAGCGTTCACCTGCTGTCGGTGAGCCGGATCGAGGCCAAGGACTCGATGACCATCGGCGTCGACGCCGACGTGGCGCGCAAGGAGGCGGCGAGGCCCGATGGCGTCATTCCGGTGGGCTGGGGCATGAGCCCCAACACCGTCGAGTTCCAGGGCAATATGGAGATGATGGCCGAGGCCAAGGCCGAGATCGAGCGCATGGGGCCATCGCCCGCCGTGCTCGGCCGCAACGAGCACGACGATTCCGGCCGCGCGCTCATGGCCCGCCAGCAATCGGGCCTGATCGAGCTTGGCAATCTCTATGGCGCCCTGGAGGATTGGGAGCTGCGCGTCTATCGCCAGTGCTGGGGCCGGGTGAAGCAATTCTGGCGCGCGCCGCAGTTCATCCGCGTCACCGACGATGACAATGCGCCGAGGTTCGTGGGCTTGAACCAGCCGGTGGCCGGCGGACCGCCGACCGTGGGTCAGGACCCGCAAACCGGCATGCCGACGCTTCAGCCCGGGGTGCTGGGCTACCAGAACCTCGTGGCCGAGATGGACGTGGATATCGAGGTGGACGCTCAGCCCGATGTCGGCACGATCCAGCAGGAGGCGTTCAACGAGCTGATGCACCTGGTGGGGACGAGCCCGATCTATCAGCAGCAGGTTCCGCTCACGACGCTCATCCAGCTCTCGCCGATCCCGCACAAGCGCAGCGTGCTCGACACCATCAAACAGGGCGAGCAGGCGCAGCAGCAGGCCCAGGCGGCGGCGGCTCAGACCGCTCAGCAGGCCGAAGCGGCCAAGATCGCCGAGACCCAGGCCCGCACCGGCCTGCACCAGGCCACTGGCTTCGCCAAGACCCTGGACAGCCTCACCTACGCCCACGCGACGCATGCGGACCATGTGGCGGCGGGGCTGGAAAAAGGCATCGACACGGCTTCGCAGGCCCAGGCGCAAGCCCAGGCTCAGCAGCACGAGACCAACATGCAGACCAGCGACCAGGCCGTAGCGGCGTCGATGGCTCAGGCTGATCAGCAGCAAGACCAAGACCCGGCCGCCTCGGGACAATAGGGCGCCACCACCGAACCACAGCCGCCGCCGGGCTTCTCGGGCGCACCGGGCCGCCACCGTGTTGGGCGAGGGCAATCTCAAATGGACGAAGAAGAGCTGAAAGGCCTCCTGCCTCAGGAGGTCGTTGAAGAACCCGCGCCCGCCGCGCCGGCCGAACCGCCCGCCGCCGAACCCGCCACGCCAGGCCCCGCCAGGGGTCCGGACGGCAAGTTCGCGGCCAAGGAGACGCCCGCCGCCGCCGAGCCCGCACCCACGCCACCACCTGCGCCGGAACCGGGACACGTCCCGATCTCGGCCATGCTGGACGAGCGTGAGAAGCGCCAGGCGCTGGAGCGGCAGCTTGCCGAGCTCAAGGCCCGCCAGGAGCCGCCAAAGCCCCTGGAGCCCACCGAGCAGCTTCAGCAGGCGCTCTACACCCAGAACCTGCGGGCTTCGCGCAAGTTCGCCGAGCGGGAATACGGCAAGGAGCAGATCGAGGCCGTCCACAAGTGGGCCGCCGAGAAGTGCGATTCCGATCCGATCTTCAACCAGCAGATGCTGTCGTCCGAGGACCCCTACGAGGCCGCCTATCAGGCTTACAACCGCGAGCAGATCGTCGCCAAGGTAAGCCCGGACCGCCTCGCCGCCTTTGAGGCCTGGGAAAAGGCGCAAGCCGAGGCCCAAGCCGCCGCCCCGATACACACCCCATCAACGGCCGCCCCGCCGCCTCCCAAATCCCTCGCCACCGCGCCCGGCAACGGCGCGGCGGGCGCGCCCCACATTCCCGTGGGCGAGGGGGAGGCGTTTCGGGCCGCCATTCCCCACTAAGGAGCCACGGCCATGGCCGAAACCATTCTCGCCACCGCGCTTGAGCGTCAGGTGTGGGTGACCTCGTACTTCCAGGAGTACGTCCGTCAGTCGCGCTTCATGCCCTACATGACCAATTCCGATCTGAACAAGGGCGGGATCATCCTCACCAAGTTCCAGAAGGAAGAGGAAGCCTATCGCACCATCAACATCCCCTTCATCGGCCGGCTCAAGAGCCTGGGCGTCACCGGGGCGACGGTGCTGGATGGCGTCGAAGAGGAGCTGACCAACTATAACTGCCCGATCACCATCGACTGGCGGCGCAACGGCATCCGTCTGCCCAAGTCCACCACCTTCCGCACCGAGATCAACCTCTGGGACGCCTCCAAGGACGCCCTGCGCGTGTGGGAATCGGAAAAGCTGCGGGATGACATCATCCACGCCATGTGCGCGGTGATCACCGACGCCAACGGCACCCAGGTGCTGTTCGACCAGGCGACGGCGGCGCAGCAGAACACCTGGGTGGCGGCCAACTCCGACCGGGTGCTGTTTGGGGCCAATATCTCCAACTATTCGGCCACCTTCGCCACCGCCATGGGCAACGTCGCCAGCGGCAACACCGCCTCGGCGGCGATCATGAGCAAGCTGAAGCGCATCGCCAAGACCGCCGACCCGCACATCCGCCCCTTCCGGGCGACCGAGGGCGACGGGCGTGAGTTCTATGTCGCCTTCCACGGCTCGCGCACCTTCCGCGATCTCAAGCTCGACACCACCATCGTCAACGCCAACACCCAGGCGCGGGCGCGTGAGAGCCTGGGCATGAAGGACAACCCGCTCTTCCAGGACGGCGACCTACTCTACGATGGCGTCATCCACCGGGAAATCCCGGAGATCGACACCTATTGCGCGAGCTTCGGCGCCACCACCTTCAACGGCGGGACCGGCTTTACCGGCACCGGCGGGTCCTCGGGCGACGTGCGCCCGGTGTTCCTGTGCGGCGGCGGCTCGGTCGGCATCGCCTGGGGCCAGGAGCCGACCCCGCGCACCGACATGATCAAGGACTACGGCTTCCGTCCCGGCGTCGCCATCGAGGAGTTGCTGGGCGTGAAGAAGATCAACTTCAACAGCGTCCAGAACGGCATCGTCACCGGCTTCCTGGCCGCGACGGCCGACAGCTAGGCCTTTTTTACCACGAAGGACACGAAGAGCACGAAGAGGAAGAGAAGAAGATTATTTGCGCTTCGCGCGATGGTCTCGACTTCAGCTTCGCCTCTTCTTCGTGAGCTTTGTGCTCTTCGTGGTGAATCCCTTTACATCCACGATCTCAAAAGGAGCGCGCCGCCATGGCGACCGCCTATCAAACCTCGCTCTACAGCAACAACACCCCGGCCGGGACCGGCCATGGTGAGTACCAGATCACCCAGCACGTCCACGCCATCAGCCCGACGATCTCCACCTGGGCGGCCAACGACACCATCCTGGTGGGCTATCTCCCGCGCAACGCCATCGTCGCCAGCGCGGTGCTGAAGGCCGCCTCGCAGCTGGACAGCAACGGCACGCCGACCCTCGCCCTCGACTTCGGCATCGTCGGGACGCCCCAGCTGTTCAAGGCGGCGATCACCACCGTGGGGCGCGCGGCCGGCGCCTCGTGCGACATCGGCACGGGCATCAGCGCGAGCGGCTACCTCTACAAGAACACCACCGGGGCCAAGGTCCCGGTGCTGATCACCGTCCACACGGCGGCGGCCACCGCCGTCGCCGGGACCCTGGAGGTGGATATCGAGTTCTACGTCGAGGATACGGTCGGCTCGGTCGCCTAAGGGCAAGGCTATCCGCGCCCGCGGGGCAGAACGCGCCGGGGGCTACACCCGAAGCGAAAAGGGGCGCGGGTCGCGAATCCGCGTCCCCTTTTTGTTCTTTTTCTTGGGCGATGTTACACTTCCCATAGAACGCCCGATATGTGGTATGGGGTATGAGTCGTGGCCTCACCGCTCTTGGGAAGGAACCTCGTGCGCCTGGTCTATCTCGACGAGGCCGGAACGGATCACAAAGCCTCCCACCTGATCGTGGCCGGCGTGATCGTGCATGGCGACCACGAATGGCCGGAGGTGGACCGCAGGATTCTGGCGCTGGTTGATCAATATGTTGACGCCGATAGCCGCAACGGCTTCGTGTTTCACGCCAAGGACGTGTTTCACGGATCGGGATATTTTGACCGAAGGAAGCCCGAATGGGCGGACCCTACCGATCGTTGGAAAGTCCTAGCCGATCTGGGGAAGATAATATCCGACATGAAGCTTCCCGTTGTCGCGGGCGGCTACAGCAAGGACGGTTTCGGCGTTGGGGTTTTATCCGGCGACGAGGGCCAGTCGTTCAAACACAACATGGTGCAGGACATGGCGGTCTTCGACTGCCTGCTTCACGCCGACAAGTGGCTAGAAACCTACGCGCCGGATGAGCTGGCCACCGTAACGCACGAGGATGGAACGGCTGCCAAGCGATTGATCAAGCATTCCGTCCGCGCCCTTCGCAATGAATGGCTCATGGCGGAATATGGACTGGACGGAGAGGTGGCAAAGGCCGCTGGACTTCCTCTTAAGCGGATAATCGACACGGTTAATTTCACCGAAAAGGCCGATGCTCGGCCGCTTCAACTCGCCGATCTGTGCGCCTTCAGTTTGGGAAGATCGATGCGAGGCCTAGACGTGCCTCTAGACGTCCTCACGCCGATTTTTCAGTCGGTGTGGTGGCTAGTGGAGCGAAAGAACGATCCCGAAGTAGCTAGGAAGGCTTTGGCGGATGTGATCGATTTGAAGAACGGACAACCCGCGTGAAAGCACGATCAAGGGCGTTTGGGCTTTCGTCCGCCTCGACCGTGCGGGCCATTTCCACAAACCGCGCGTGCTGCTCGGCGGGTGTGGGCTTCGGTTTGGGGTCTGACTTCGGCTTGGTCATGGGCGCCATGATAAGCCCCTTGACGCTCGCGCGCGAGGTATTCTGAGGAGTGACGGGCGGGGATTCCGGCCCCGCCGCAGTCCTCATTGATGCTGGCGCATCGCGTGGATCAATCTACGCGAAGGAACTCGGCATGTCCAGAAAACCGCCGATTGGCTCTCATGACAATCCCGCTATTGGGGTCGCCCTTCCCCGGTTACCGTCAGGGCTAAAATGGCAGATTTCGGGTAAATGGTCTGATGTCTGCACATCGGACAACGTATCTCGAACGGGTCCGTCAGCCTCTCAACAGCCCGTGTCCCTACGACGCCCGCGAGCGAAAGCGCAAACGGCAAATCACATCGCTCGCATACCAGTCCCGGACGAGTGAAGCCGACTTTGCTCATGGCCTATTCCTCCACGTCGTCGAACGGCAATTTCAACTGAGGATCGACCGCCCGCCGCAACCAGCGGTGCGGCTTGGTGAACCATCGCCGCTTACCAGACGATGCGCCTTTCGGTCGGTCCCCTCTGACTAACTGTTTCATAGGTTAGGCGCTTACCCGCCACGCCTTTGAGATTGATTTCAGCGCGGGCCTTGTCATCGACGCCAAGGGCGATGCGGTTCGAATAACGGAAGTCAAATTCAGCCAGATAGCGGTGCAAATGCTTCTCGCCGCAATGCTGATAGACGCCCCGCATCCCGCGCTTGAAGATCGAGAAATGGCCCTCGACCGTGTTCGTGGTGACGATGCCGCGCCCGTATTCGCCCTTACCGTGATCGACGGTCAGGTGGTCGGTAAACTCCTTGCCGATGCGCTGATAGTGGCGCGCTTGGTCGGTCATCAGGACGCTATCGCGGGACGCGGTGTCGAGGGCGCGGGCGATCTCATCCTTGCGGAGCGTTTCGACCTTAATGGAACGGGCGCGTCCGCCGCGCTCCACAAGCGAGACGATCTTGCGCATGTCGCCAGTCCCTTGGCGTCGTTGCCAACCCTTATCGTTGATGAACCGTTCCCGCTGTTGGCCAAGGAAGGTTTCGTCAACTTCCAAGATCGAACCGGCGCCACCCATCGGGGTCGAGCCGTCGTCGGTCATGGCTTCGCGGATACGGTGACCAAGAAACCAAGCGGTTTTCATCGAGCCGCCGATGGTGCGTTGAATTTGGCGCGTCGAGATGCCCTTCTTGGAAGAGCAAACCAGATACATGACCTGAAGCCAGATATGCAGCGGGACATGGGAGCTTTCGAAGATCGTCCCCATGCGCACCGTGAACGGCTTGCGGCAAGCACGGCAATTCCAAAGACCCATGCGGGTCGTCTTGCCCTTCGACTTGGTGGCTTCGCCGACCACTCCGCAATGCGGGCACGTCGCTCCGTTCGGCCAGAGCTTGGCTTCGACGTAGGCAAAGGCAGCGGCTTCGTCGCGAAATTCAGGGGCGTTCAGGGCGGATTTCATCGGTCGTGTCCTTCTCTGAGGACACACTACCAATTGTGCGTTCTATGTCAAGTGTAACATCGCCTTTTCTTGCGAAGCGGCGGCGCCCGGTGTTCAATGCGCCCGATGCCGGATGACGCGAACATGAATACGCGGATCACACGCCTGGAAGAGTGGTCGAGGCTGTCCGAGGATCGGTTCGGCCGGATCGAGGACAAGCTCGATCGCGTCCTGGAGCGGCTGGGAACCATGCCGACGCGAGCGGACCTGACCACCTGGACACTGACCGGCGTGGCCATCGCCTTCGCCGTGGTCGCCCTGATCGTCGGCGGCGTCGTGGGCGGCCTGGACTGGATCAAGATCCACTAGGGCAGGCCGCTCGCCTCGCGCTTGGCCGCCTTGCGTTCTTTCTTCCAGAACTGACGTTTCGCCCACCGAAGGTGTTTCCACCATTCCGGCGGCGCGGTGATCTGTCCTTTTTTCACGCTGGCCATGCCGGCCCTCTCCGCATAACCCAATTGGAGCATAGCAGATGCGCGCTCGCTATGTCGGCGCCGAGCCGTCGACCACGACGTTCGGCAAGACCTTCCATCAGTTCAAATGGGTCAAGGCCGACGATCTGTCGGACGAGGCCAAGGCGGCCCTGGCGGCCAATCCCAACTTCGAGACCGATGGCGCGCCGATGGACGCGGAGACGGCGCAGGCCGATATGGCCGCCGGCGTGGCCGAGGACGTGGGCCTGGCCGGCGGCGAAGCGGCGGTGGCGGCCGCGAAGGCGGCTTCGGCGCCATGACCTATGCGGCCTGGATCGCGCTGGGCTCGCTGTTCGTCTTCACCATGGGCCAGGTGGTGGTGGCGGCCTGGATCATGGGCGGCCTCTTCGCCCGGGTGAGGACCCTGGAAGGCCACGCCGCCGCCGGTAACGGCCTGGCCGTACAGGTGGCCACCCTGGCCGGCACGGTGGGCCAGTTCGAGCGGCAACTGGAGTTGTTCAACGCCCTGATCCGGGAGTTACTTCCGCGCCTGAACGGCGCGCCACGCCGGCGCAAGGCCGACGACCCGGAGGAGGACGACCTATGACGACACCGCTTTTGCTCGATGACCTGATGCGCGACGAAGGCTGTCGCCTCACCGCCTACGCCGATCCCGCCGGCGGCGGGGTGTGGACCATCGGCTATGGCCACACCGGCCCGGGGGTGAACTCGGGGCTCTGCTGGACCCAGGATCAGGCCGATCAGGCCCTGGCCGCCGACGTGGCCCACACCGAGGCGCAGATGGACCGACGTCTGCCCTGGTGGCGGACGCTGGACGACGTGCGCCAGGACGTGCTGGTGGAGATGGCCTTCAACATGGGCCTGGGCGGCCTGATGGGCTTCACCCACACCCTGGCGGCCGTGCAGGGCGGCGACTGGGCGACGGCCAGCGCCGGCATGCTGGCCAGTCACTGGGCGCGCCAGGTGGGCGCCAGAGCCACGCGCCTGGCGGCGATGATGCAAACCGGAGAGCGACCGACATGAACGGACTGATCAAGGCCATTGCGCTCGGCGTCGTGCGCAGCCTCGCCATGGCGCTGGGCGGCTATCTGCTCAGCAAGGGCTATCTGGACGCCAACACCGTGACCGGGTTGGAGGGCTCGATCTGCTGCCTCGCGGCGGCTGGGTTCAGCATCTACGACAAGTTCGGCGTCAACCAGAAGATCGTGGCCGCCTTCAACGCCCCGGCGCCTGCCACGCCCACCACGCACGTCAATTTCACCCCCACGCCTGTCGCCGGTCCGGCGACCATGGCGCCCATCCCCAACCCTGCCTAGCGGAGGCCTCAGATGTCCATTCTCACCACCGTCGAACTCGATATCGAGGGCGAGCTTGAAAAGGCCTGGGGCGTTGTCACCGGCGTCGAACAGGCCGTGGTCAAGGACGCCGGCATCCTGTGGGGCGACGCCGGCGGCATCCTAAAGGCGCTGGCCCCGACCGAATATGTCGTCCTCAAGGGCTTCGTGCGGCGGGCCCTGGCCGACATCGCCAGCGGCGACGAGGCCGATCTGGAAACGGCGGTGCTCAACCTCGCCAGCCAGGCCGAGGCGGCGTTCGTCGCCGGGCTCGGCAAGCTGCTGCCGGTGTTCATCGCGCTCATCAAGGCGCTTTGAGATCCAGAAACCTGATCACTGGAGTTAGGGAGGCTAACCCATGCCCACCTGCCGCAAGGTGATCAGTGACGCCATGCGGGCGGTGAAGGCCGTCGCGCCGGGGGACGATCCCACGGCCGACGAGCTGGGCGTGGCGCTGGAGGCGCTGCAGAACGTGGTGCTGGAGCTGCACAACGCGCGCGGGCCGCTGATCGACGTGGACGTGACCAGCGCGACCTATATCCCATCCGAAAACCAGCGGGTGCGAGTGCAGCTGGGCGATACCGTCACCATCACCCTGCCCAACGCCGTCCCGCTCTACAACGGCTTCGATCCGTATGATTACGGCTTCGACCCGGCCATGGCCGAATGGACCGCGTGGCCGGCGCAGGGGACCACGGCGAGCGCCGATGGGGTGCAATATCGCCAGCCGCGGGACGGCGCCCGGATCGAGATCGTGGGGACGACCCAGGCGCTCTATTTCTACCGCGCCGACCTCAACGAATGGATGAGCGCGGCCTGTCTCTCGCTCGATTGCGAGATGCCGCTCAACGCCCGCTACGCCGGGGCCATCGGGGCCTTGCTGGCCGAACGGCTGACCGAAGTGCTGGCCCTGGGTGAGCCGACGCCGGGCCTGGCGGCGCGCATCTCGGCCGCCCGCGCCAACCTCTACCTCCAGGCCGGAACCCGGCGCAGCCCGACGCGGGCGGAGTATTTCTGAGCCGTGACCATCGGAACGCCGGTCCAGCTAGGGACCTTCGGGAGCACATCCAGCAGCTCGACCGCCGCATTGACGACGACGGCGAACTCGCCGCTGGGCGCGACCATTGTCGCCATGTTCTCCACCAATATGGTGCTGACGCTTTCCAGCGTCACCGACAGCGCCGGAAACACCTATACGGTCGGTCCGACGATTCAGAGCGGGGCCGGGGCCACCTGCGCCATCGCCTATTGCGTGAACGCCAAGGCGCTGGGGAGCGGCGGGACGATCACCGGAACGTGGAGCGCCGCCGCCACCAACCGGGGCGTCACCGCCTATAGCGTCACCGGAATCGCCTCTGTGGACGTGGTGGGAGCGGGGGTGTTCAGCGCCTCGAGCGTCACGTCGCTTTCCATGTCGACCGGCGCGCTGGCCCAGGCCAACGAGGTCATATTCGGCGCTCTGTGCGTCAACACCACGGCGGCGGGGGCGGCGGCGAGCGGTTTCACGGTCGGCAGTTATAACGCCACCAATGACGATATCGTGCCGTTCTGGCAGATCGTCTCCTCGACGGCCTCGGTCACCTTCAATCCGACCTGGACGAACAGCCACAACGCCGCCGCCAATCTGGTGACGTTCAAGGGCGTCCCGGACACTTACGACCCGCGTGTGCGGCTCGCCTATCTCGACTTTTGAACCCTAGCAAAGGAGCCCGCCGATGGCCGGCCGCCTCTATTCCATCAACTTCGACCAGGTGGCCGTTTCGGCTTCCCAGGATCTGATCAACATCACCGCGACGGCCAATATGGCCTTCAAGATTCACCGCATCGAGGGCGGCCAGCGCACCCTCTCTTCGTGGGAAGCCAAGCCCCTGCGGCTGATCCGCTTTCCGGCCACGGTGACGGCGGGATCGGGTGGCAGCGCGGTGACCCCGGCCAAGCTCAACAACGGCGACGCGGCGGCGACCATCACCGCGCGGGCCAATGACACCACGCCCATGACCACATCCGGGTCCAGCACGATCCTGATGGCCCGGGATTTCGAGTTCTTGAACGGCTTCCTGGTGGTCTACACCCCCGACGAGCGCCCGGTGATCGCGCCCTCGCAGGGTGTGGCCCTCAACCTGCCGGTGGCGCCCAGCGCGTCCATGACGGCCAGCTTCACGATAATCTGCGAAGAACTTTTCTAAGCGCTCACGCTTAAGGGCGGCTCATGTCCTTCATCTTCCACGAGCCGCCCGAGCCTTCCCAGCCGAGGCGCTACGCCCCGGTTATCGCCGCCGTCGTGGCGGCGGTCTCGGCGTTCAGCCCAGCCCCGCGCCAGGTGGCGTGGGAGCATTTCGAGGAACAGCCTCGGGTCGAGACCACGCGCAAGTTCGCGCCGGTGGTCAAGGCGATGCGCGCCTACAGCCCGGCTGGCCGCGCGGCGGAAAGCTGGACCGACGCCGAGGACTTCGGCCAGACCCCGCGCCGGTTCGCCCCGGTGGTGGTCGCCGCCCAGCCCCAGCGCGGCTTCAACGCCGCCCGGCGGCTGGTGTGGATCGAGGACGAGGCGGACGCGCAGCAGCGGCGCAGATACGCGCCCCTGGCGGCCTTCGTCGGCGGCGCGGCCAGGCCCTTCGCCGGGGCCCGGCGCGTCTACGCCGCCGATCTGTGGACGCCGGAGCCCTGGCCCGATCAGCGGCGCGGGTTTGGCGGGGCGGGTTCCGTCGCTCCGACCAGCGGCTATGTCGGCCGCACCGCCTCGGCCAGTTTCAGCGCCTCGGGGGCCAGCGCCAGCGCCGCCTTCATCGTCATCGGCGAGCAGGCCAATGTGGCGCCGGGGATCGCGCTTGGCGTCGGCGCCCTGATGGCCCTGGCGGCCTCGAGCACGACCGCCCTGGCCGTGGCCGACGCGGTGGAGACCGACACCCTCGTCATCGTCGGCGCCAGCGCGGCCCGGATCGGATAAGGAGGCGCCCTTGACGCTATCGTCCGCCGACCTGGCCACCCTCGACAGCCTCGCCGCGCGCGGGACGGTGCAGGGGAGCGATCTCATCCCGATCCTGCCGGCCGGCGGGACGACGCTGCAGAAGACCACGGCGGCGGCCCTGGGGGCGAACGCCGGCGGATCGCTGCCCAATGTCGGATCGTTCGGCTTCGTCGATCCCACCGGCGCGGCCGACAGCCTGCCGGGCTTCGCCGCCGCCGTCGCCAGCGGCCAGAGCTTCTTCATCCCCGCCGGGCTCTACAAGCTCTCGGCCACCCTCAATCTCACCGCCGCCGCCAATCACGGCCAGAGGATCGTCGGCGCCGGCCCGGTGGCCGACGACGGCGGCGGAACGGGCAAGACGGTGCTGCAACCCACCAGCGCCGTCTCCACCGCCGTCTATATCGATGGCTCCGGCTTCGGCGGCTATGTGCAGGGCGCGGGGCTCGAGAACCTCACCATCGACATGGGGGCGATGGCCGATTCGACGCTGGTGCGCGCGGTTTGGCAGGGGCAGGGGTATGATTGCGGTTACAAGAACGTCCGCACCATCAACTACGGGATTAACAATCTCTCTTGGCGGTTCACCACCGGCGCGTTCACCACGCAGCTGACCAACTGCCAAGGCGGCGCGGTCCGCTTCAACGGAACGGCTCTCGACAACGCCGTCACCACGATCACCTTGACCAATTGCGATCTGCTGTCGGTCGGCGGCGACTATCACGTGAACGTCACGCTCATGGGCGGCGCGGTGCAGCAGCCTTACACGTCGTCGCTGCCGGTGACCTATCTGGCGCCAGGCACGTCGCCTTATGCTTATCTGCCGAATACAGAAGGCATCTACGTCGCGGCGCTCACCGCGCTCGAAAACTGCATCGGCTTCACTTCGATCGGCACCGACTGGGAGCAGGGTGGCGGCTTTCCGTCCACCTACAATGACGGCACCCATGGAACGCTTCCGCTTATCCGTGTGCTGGTGGCCTCGAGCACCTGTCAGAACGCCAGCTTCATCACTCCAAGGTTCGCTGGCATGTATTTGCTGGACGAGGGTGTGAGCACACTGATCCTCGGCCAGGATATCGGCGCGGGTGGCGGCGATATTGCCACACGGCCTGCCTATCACCTCGGGTCGCTCAACGTGGCTGGGCAGATCGTCGGCTTCACTGACCTTTCGCAACTTCTCAACACCGACGCGACAACCACCTTCACGATCAACGCCGCCGATGGAAGCGCGAACTTCCTCAAGCTGAACGTCCAACCGGCCGCGGATGGCGACGAGCGTTTCTGCATCCGAAACGCGGCGACGAGTCCGCTGCTGGACTTCTCCACGGCCGGCGGTTCCGGCATCCTGGCGTTGAATTATGGCGGCCAGATCAGCGGCTACACGGACGCCTTCACCACCCAGACTTGGGCGATCACGGCCACCAACGGGATAGCCAACTTTCGCGGCCTGAACATCCAGCCTGGCGTTGATGGCAACAGCGTGGTCCTGATCAAGGAGGCGGGCGGCACGGCGCTTATGGGTTTCAACACCAGCGCAAGTGTCAGCGGCTCTTCGATCTACTGCTATCAGGGCCTCACGCTCAGCGGGTTTTCGGATGGCGGCTCGACGCTCAAGTGGTCAGCCAATTTCTCCACCGGCCAGACCATCGTCGGTAGCCTTCAGGTTGGTTCGACAGCTCCAGTCGCCGGGGCGATCACGTCATCCGGACCGATCCGCACGGTGGGCACGACATTCGCCTCGCTTCCCGCGCCAGCGACGGTTGGCAACGGCGCGCGAGCGTTCATCACCGACAGCCCCACGGCGGCGAGCGGCAATTTTGCGACTGCGGTAACTACGGGCGGCGGCTCAAACGGCGTCCCTCTCTATAGCGACGGAGGGAGCTGGAGAATCGGCTAAGCTCCGTCGATGGCGGGCGATGACACGCGGTCGGCGACCAGATCAGGCCTGATAGCCTCGGTCCTGGTCATCCTTGCTCTGGTGCCGATCTATATCGCGGTCTCCGGCGAGGATTCGCCAGACTGGGTCGGATATCGCGCGCTCTATGACGGGTTCGGCGGCTGGTTACTGGCCACGGGCCGGGACGCCCTCTTCGTCAAGCTGCTCGACTTCGGTTACGCACTTTTTGGCTTCGAGGGGTACGGGCATTTCCGCCTAGCGATCTTCCTCGTCATTCTTGTCGTTGCGGCGTGGACCGCTTTCATGGCGCCTAAGCAAACCTCGCTGGGTGCGTTTTCGCCCATCGCCATCGCCCTCGCCGTGGCGACGACGTTCCTTCTCAAGGGCCTCGTGCAGATCCGTGAAGGCCTGGCGTTTGTCTTCATCCTGATCCCTGTCGCCGGCATGTATGGCCGCGGCCAAAGGGGCGTGGTCAGGTCTGTCGTCGGGGCGGCCGTGGCATCGGCTATCCATGTTGCCGAGGCGATGTTTCTAGCCCTCTGGGCCCCGGCGCTCGTCGCGTCTCGCATGCCGCGCTTGATCGCCGACTGGCGAACGCGGTGGGCGGTGACAGTTCTGGGCGTGGCGATTGGGGTGACGGTCGCTTGGGCGCTCAATCATCTGGGCGATACGCTGCTTTGGGAACTGCGCGACTACAGCATTGATACTTCTGCGAGCCCCACGACCGGGCTTTGGAAGGACGCGTATTGGCTGTTCAACGGCGGTGCGGTCTTCATGCTGCGCCGACAGGTTCTGGCCGCAGTCAATGAGGCAAGGCCCTTCGCGCTGGCTTGGGCCACGGGCCTTGTCTGTGGCGCGCTGCCCGCGCTCTACGCCACCTGCCTGGTTCTCGCCACGAGCGGCTATGCGATCCCGGCGGTGACCTCGATCGCCATCCGGTTGCTCTACACGAGCATGGAATTGGGGCTTCTCATCATCGCGCTTCGCGGGCGCATGAACTTGATCACCGTCGCGCTAGCCGGCGCGATGCTGGCCGATCGGCTGAGGTTGTTGGCGTCACAGATGTAGAGGACCCCCCATGTCCCTGAATCCTCTCCAGGTCATCGAGCGGGCCATGCGGCTCAATGGGGCGCTCAGCGCCGGCGATACGCCGGACGCGGATGATGCGGCCGATTATCTGCTGGCGCTGAACACCATGAAGCGGGCGTGGTTCGGGACGCTGATCGGGCCGCGCCTGGGGCCGCAGGACGTGACCGGCTTTACGCAATATCAGGCCGAGAATGGCGGGGAGTATATGATCCCCTCGGGAGCGGCCTTCACCCTGATCTCGCCGGGCAATCCCAAGTCGGGCGCCAGGTTCGGCGTGGTCGACGCGGGGCTTTCGTTCGGCTCTACGCCGTGCACGATCATGCCCAACGGTCGGCAGATCAACGGCATGGCCGGCAATCTGACGCTCTCCACCACGGGCGTCGGCGGGCGGTGGTGGTTTCGCGGCGACACCGGCAACTGGGTGCTCGAAGCCGACTATGCGACGGCCGAGGATGTGATCGAGTTCCCGGACGCCATCATTGCCTACATGCCCTATATGCTGGCCGTGGTGGTCGGGGCCGAGACCGGGACCGAGCTTCGAGCGGACGTGATCGCCGGCAACGCCGAGGGCCGCGCCGTGATCGCCCGCCACTACGGCCGGCGCGGGCGCGGGGGCCTGGAGGGGCCGATCGGGGTGGCTTCGCTCGATCCGCAGGCCGCCCAGGCGCAGGGGCGCTAGATGCCCGGAGGCATCCAAGGCCAGGGCTCGGCGCCCACGGCGCAGATCGCGCAGTTTCGCTCCGATGGGTTCACGGCGGCGACGGGGCTGCGCGTTCCGTTCCTCTCCGACGCCTTTTCCCGCGCCTTCGGCCTGCCGGATGTGCGGCTCTTCAACATGATCTCGGAAGCCACGCCGCTGCGCGAGGAGCGGCCCTATGTGCCGTTCGTGGGCCTGCGCGAGGTGCGCTATTCGAGGCCCGGGCTCGTCACCGGCTTCAACTGGGGCGCCGGGCCGATCCGGGGGCTGTTCTGCCAGCCAGGCGTGTTCGGCTCGGGGATGTTCGCGGTGAGCGGGCAGGCGGCCTATCTGAACGGATCGAGCGTCGGGACCATTCCGGGCACGGACATCGTGCGCTTTGCCGCCTCGCCGACCCAGGTGATCGCGGTGAGTTCGGGCGTCGCCTATCTCTACGACGGCGTGACGCACACCACCTTCACCCCGATCGTGAACGGCGTCCTGCCGCCGGTGATCGACGTGGCTTATCTGGGCGACCGCTTCGCCTTCGTGGCCGAGGGATCGGACACCTTCTGGTATTCGGAGCTGGGCGACGGCTCCAATGTGCTGGGGCTGGATTTCGCCAGCAATGAGGATTCGCCGGCCAATACGGTGGGGGTGGCCGTGCTGGACGATCAGCTGGTGTTCTTCGGCCAGGACACCACGGAGTTCTGGTCGATCTCCAGCGACGCCAACGCGCCCTATACGCCCAACGAGGGCCGGGGCTTCCAGCGCGGCTGCGCGAGCCGCGACACCATCTGCTTCGCCGACAACGCGCTCTTTTGGCTAGGCGCCAACCGGGTGGTCTATCGCGCCGCCAACAATCCCGACCGGATCAGCTCATCCTCCATCGAGGACAAGCTGCGCCAATGCCCGCGCCTTTCCGCCTGCGCCGCCTTCGTCGCCACCTTCGAGGGGCACGAATTCTATGTGCTGAATATCTATGGGATCGGCAGTTTCGCCTACGACATCAGCCGCATCGGCACGGTGGAGAGCGCCTATGGCGACAGCTATAGCCGGGGCGAATGGGCCGAGTGGGGGAGCTGGGGCCAGACCGGCTTTCGCGGCAATCTCGCCACCACCTGGAACGGCCAGGTCTACATCGGCGATAACGCCACCAACGACATCTGGGCCGCGACGGTGGGGGCGTGGACGGATGCGAACGGCCCGCTGGTGCGCCAGGCCTGCGCCTTCATCAAGATCGAGGAGGGCCGGCCGCGCATGGATGGCCTCGTTTTGCATTGCGTGACGGGCGTGGGGAACGCCGTGGCGCCCGGCCAGAGCCCGGTGGTGGAAATGCGCTACAGCGACGATCTCGGAAACACCTTCAGCCGCTGGCGGGCGGCGTCGCTCGGCGCGCGCGGGGCCTACAAGACCCGCGTGGGCTGGCAGAGGCTCGGCCAGATGCGCGCGCCGGGACGCCTGATCCAGGTGCGCTGCAGCGACCCGGTGGACGTGGCGTTCAGCCACCTGGAGCTCAATCCGGAGAGGCCGGCGAACTGATGGCCGCCCAATCCGTCGCCCCGCCGGTCTTCAATCTGCCGTTCACCGACGCCAAGGGGATGCTCACCGATCACGCCCAGCGGCTCTTGGCCGATCTCTACAGCCGCACCGGCGGGGCCGACGACAAGGTGGACGCGGCTCACGCCCTGGCGCTGGCGGCCGTGCCTCAGACCACTCAGGTGGTGGCGGCCGGGGGCCTGCGGAACGGCGGGGCGCTTAACGCCAATGTCGGGGTGACGCTCTACCGGGCCATCGATCTGACCGCCAATCTGCCGACCACCGGCAACGCCGAGGGCGACTGGGCCTACGCCACCGATGGCCGCAAGACCGGCGAGGGCGCGGGGGCGGGGACGGGGGTTCCCGTCTGGTGGAGCGGATCGCATTGGTACGCCGTCGATAGCGGCGCGGTCGTCACAACCTAAGGACTGCCCATGAGCGGATCACTTCTCCCGGCCGCCGTGTGGCGGGCGATCGACCAGAGCGGCCTGACCATGGCCGGGGCCAAGCTGCAATTCTACCTCACCGGCACGACCACGGCGGCGAGCGTCTATACGTCCTCGGCGCTCTCGACGCCTCTATCGAACCCGGTGGTCGCCGATGGCGCGGGGCTCTTCCCGGCCATCTACCTCGATCCCACCGTGACCTATCGGATGCAGCTGCAAACCAGCGGCGGATCGGTGATGGACGATGTCGATCCGGTGAGCGTGACGGTGACCGAGGCGACGCAGGCCCAGGTCAACGCGGGGCTGGTCACCGGCGTCTATGTCAGCCCGGCCAAGCTGGCGGCGTGGACCGGGATCGCGGCGGCGCTGGGCTATACGCCGCTCAACAAGGCCGGCGATACGGCCACCAACCTGACCCTGGCGTTCTCGTCCTTCGCGTCCAACAGCGCCGGCTATCTCGGCGCGCCGGTGAACGAGGAGGACGTGGCCTACACCTTCGCCCTGTCGGACAGCGGCAAGATGGTGCGGGCCAACAACGGCGCGGCCATGGCCTATACGATCCCGCCCGGCCTCTTCCCGGTGGGAACGGCCATCGTGGTGAGGAATGTCGGCGCCGGGGTGGTGACGGTGACGCGGGGCTCGGGCGTCTCGCTGATGCTGGCCGGGAGCGGGACCAGCAAGGACGTGGCGCTGGCGCAGTGGGGCTTCGCCACCCTGATCCAGGAGGCGACCAACGCGTGGGTGATCAGCGGGACGGGGATCAGCTGATGCTCAGTGTTCCATGTGCGAGGCGGTTCGCGTTCCGAACGCTACAAGCTGCGCGATCTGCGTCTTATCGAGCGCAATGCGTATTGGATTTGTGGCTGTATCGACTTCAAGAATGGCTATCGTCGGATAGCTCGGATCGCGACGGAAACGAACCGCTGTCGCCCGAATGGGTTCGGGAAGCTTGGATGCGGGGGAATTGGTCGGTGGTGACACTGGACGATCTCCCAAAGCCTCACCTTTCCACCAGCGCCACCGTGAGTCGAGCTTGACCGGCGCCATCCTGGCCGCCGCCGCCGCGCCCACGGCGGCCAGCGGCTCGGGCGCGGGGATCGCGGCCATGGCCTGGGGCAATGTGTCGGCCCGGGGCATTGGCGCGACCAATACCCAGACCTTTTCCGGCTTCACCGGCTCGATCAACATCTCGGCGACGGTCACCGGCGGGGCGACGCTCTCCTACTACAAGAACAGCGGCGGCGGGGGCCTGGGGGCCAAGCTCTACACCGGCCCGTTCGCGGTCAACCCCGGCGACACCCTGGCCTGGCAGCTTTCCATCCCCGGATCGAGCGGCGTCAGCGGCACGGTGACGGTGGACTATAACGGCGCCAGCCTGATCGACACCTTCAGCTATGTGCTGACATGGCCGTGAGGATCGAGCGCGACGGCGCGTGGTGGGCGCGGGTCGCGGCGCACGAGGCGGTGGCGGCCCATATCGGCGTCAGCCCGGCCGAGGTGGCTCTGTTCGCCTGCGATCAGCGCGTCGTGCCCCTGGCGGCCGAGCATGGCGGGTTCCTGTTCCGCAACCTCGACGGCCTGGGCTTCGTCTTCGAGCTCCACACCCTGTTCACGCCGGAAGGCTGGGGGCGGGAGGTGGCGGCGGCCTCGCACGAGGCGTTCCGGCTGATGTTCGGCGGCCGGACCTCGGCCATCGTCACCCATGAACAGCGGGACTGGTGGCGCTCGGTGCCGCCGAAGTCGCACGGCTGGACCCTGGCCGGCGACTGGCGCGAGACGCCGGTGGGCGAACTGCGCATGTGGATTTTGACCCTGAGCGCCTGGGCGGCGAGCCCGGCGGTGAAAAGGAGTGCGAGACGATGCCACTAGCAGCGGCCATTATCGGCGCGGCGGTGATCGGCGGGGTGGCCGATGTGGCCTCCTCGTCCAGCGCGGCCAACGCGGCCAGCAACGCCGCCAGCCAGAACAACGCGCTCGAACAGCAGATCTACGAGCAGAACAGCGCCAACGAGAAGCCCTATATCCAGAGCGGCGACACGGCCGAGACCGCGCTCAATGGCTTCCTGGGCCTGGGCGGCGATCCGGCGGCGACCCAGGCGGCGTTCAACAACTATCTGAACAGCACCGGCTATCAATTCAACCTGAACCAGGGGCTGGACGCCGCCGAGCAGAGCCAGGTGGCGCGCGGCATGGGCAACAGCGGGGCCACGCTCAAGGCGCTGGACACCTATGGCACGGGCCTGGCCGACACCTACGGCCAGCAATATGTCGGCAACCTCCAGAACGAGGTCAACACCGGCGTTTCCGCCACCAACGCCTTGGCCGGCGAGGGCCAGAACTACGCCAACGCGGTGAGCAGCAACAACAACAGCGCGGCGAGCGCCACGGGCAATGCCGCCATCGCCAGCGGGAATGCCTTCAACGGCATCCTGAGCTCGGCGCTCAGCGCCTACGGCCTCAGCCGCGGCGGGTCGAGCTTCGGCGGGGGCTCGTCGGGCGGCGGCTACAACGCGTTCGCGCCGGGAGGGTAA